ATTTTCATCTGTACCAACATTAGCTAAAGCACCAGTATCTTGGGTTGTTGTTTGAGCAGGAGCTTGCTGTGTTTGAGTAGTTTTCTTAAATGTATTCCCGACATTAGAAAGATTTTGCAAACCCTCTGTAGCTTTTTGCTTGGCTTCTTCAGGGGTAATTCCTTGCTGTTTTGCCCACATTGCCACAAGTTCAGGGGTCATCCAATTCGTTGCCATCGCTTATCCTCCTTCTGGGGTAGGCATCGCTGCCATTAAATTACCTAAAGCACCACTGCCCATACCTCTACTCTTTTTAAGTTCCATAACCTTATTCAGTAAATATTGCTCTGCATTAAATCCACCTTGTTGTGGTGGACCTCCAGGCATTTGTTGTTGAGGAGGAGCAGGAGGGCCAAAAGCTTCTGGATTAATCGGTCTAATCGTTTGCAATGGATTACTGGGGAACATTCTTCATTGCCTCCATTTGAATTTTGGCTGCATTCTTTTCTCTTTCCAATTGAAGTTCAGCTTCTAACTTAGTGATTTTTGCCTGTAATTCTGCTTGAGCTTTTGCCATGTCAATCTGCATGTCTTGTTCAGCTTCTGCTTTCTTAATCTCAATAGAAGACTTAGCCTTAGCTTGATCTGCTTGAATCTGGGCTTGTGTTCTAGCTTTCAATGCATCAGCTTCTAACTTAGCTAACTGTTGTGCATACTGTAATGGATCTTCTTTTTGCTGACCTTTTTGCATCATAGCCTTTATTGATTCGATCTCTTTCATTTGAGGAGCTTGTTGCACAACCTGAGCAGCACGCTGGCTAATCAATCTATCTAGCTCTGGGTTAACATCTTTAAACTCAAATTTAGGATCTTTAAAGTCTGGTAATGGTGGCATTGGAACACCGATACTGGCTTCCATTCTAGTTCTATACAATAACGCAATATGTTCTGCTATATGGGCAATAACCATTGGTTGCATCCCTTTGGCCGCAGGATTTCCTGCCAACATAGGATCTTGCAAGAATTGCATGTGAACAGCAATATGTGAATCGTGATCTTGTTCTGCAAAAGCTTTTATAGGCTTGCCGTACATCACAGACATATTTTCATCAATTGGGTCCATCCTTGGAGCTTCAGCAGGTTTCTTTAGAATTTCATCAATATTCGGAATGCGTATGGCTTCATACATTCGCTTATATGCTTCATACAAATCATGCAAATCAGGTTGTGACCTAGCCATTTCAAGAACAGCCTGAGCCTGAGCAATCCTTTGAGCAGTGGAAAAAATGTTGGGGTCACTGACAGGGAGAATATCAATGCGATCATCAAAGTCAGCAGCAAATATTTCGTTACTGCTTCCTGAAAATGAAAATGTAAATTTCTCAGGTAAGTTATCGGCATTAAGCCTAGCAAGCATTTTAAACTCTTGCCCCTGAGAATAATGCAACCTCTTGTGAATCGCTGAGAAAGCCTTGGAACCTTGCTCAATGAGTGCGACTGTCGAACCTACAGGTGCATTCGGATTTACATCCCCAACATTCAAATCAGCAGTACTGGCAAATCTCTGCCCTGCGTCTACTATTAAACCCAACAAACTAAACAAAGATCCACTAGGTTCTTTAAATGGCAATGGCATTATTGCCTTGTTAACATCGTCAACAGTAGCGTCTAAATCAACAAATTCCCCAGGATTAACCTGTACTTCGCCACCAGACACCCTACCTCTTAATTTAAAACCACCTTGCATATTGGCAAAAGCAGCCGAATCAAGCAACGCTCTGAGAGATCCAGTCGCTGCCTTACCCAAACCACCGATCAAATGATAAAGACCAAAACCATAAAACCCAAGACCAGGTAAAAACTTATAACTTACAAACCAGTCTCTTCGTTTTTTCTCTTCGTCATCTTCTTCCCAGTTGCGTCTAACGCTAACGATCTTTTCATTGTCATAATCAATCGTCACTACATAAGGAACAGCAACAGCATTATCGTCTTCTGGGTCTTCTTCATCAATACCATCAAATAATTCGTATACATGCATTTCAAGCAAGGTCATTATCTCATCTTGTGCATCTTCCGAATCCGTATCAACACCTTCCACTTCACCAACAGTCTGACCAGCAGGGTCCATCGACTCTCCAACAAAGTCAGTAGGCATATACCAACCAGCCTTAACATACTTGTTAAAGTCATTTTTAGGCATTCTGATAATGTGAGTGTATCTAGGGGAAGTTTGTAAATCTTTGCTTTCTGGAGCAACTATGAAATCTTCAGCTCTAACAAACTCGGAACACTGCCTACCAAGATTTGTATCCCACCAAACTTTCTTAAATGTCTGCCCGACCAACGGCAAGTGAAAAAGCATTTGATCCAAATCAGGGAAATATTCTGGCATTTCCTCGACAATCTGGTAATTCATAAATTCCCGAACTCTTCTGGCTTGCTCTTCAGTTTCCTCATTAGGTGTACCGATAATAACAGTTTTAACTGGACCACCTGAAGGATAAAGTTCTGCAATGGCTCTGGCATTAAAATGAGTCGCTGCTTCGGCAATCAATGGATGGACAACAGTAGATAATCCCCGAACTGCACGTTCTTCTTCAGATTCATCCATACCACCATCAGGATCTAAAGTTTTTAATCCTTTTTTGTATCTCTCTTCCCATTCGGAACGAGCTGACCGATCATCATTGTAATAACCTATTAACGATGAGGCTTTTGCGTTTAACTCTTTTTCCCCGATTGACTCAGCCAAGTTATCATCAAAACCAGTGTCAATATCGGCAACCTCATCTAGTTCTGGGTCACCAATTAAGACATCATCACCAACTTCTTCCACTTGTAAATTATCAGGAGGAGCACCTTCAGCAAAAGGAATTTCAACCATATAATGTTATCCTTCTCTTTTCTTCGTAATCATCATCTTCGTAATCATGCGAATGAGTGACAAACCAACCTTTGCGTAATCTTAACCAAGCCTGAGTACAAGTGTCAACAATGTCATCATTATCTGTGGCAGGAAAAGAAGCACATATATCGATTAAGTCTTTACACCATTTTTTATCAGAAGGATACCAAATTCTTCCATCTTCCAATAAAGCTGACGATGCATGTGCTCTAGCCTCCTTATCTCTGTCGGGCATATACTCTAGCACAGGAACTCCTGCCATGCGTAAATCTTGCAGTAAAGATTGCCCAGAAGCTTTCTTTTCGATCAATACAGCATCAGGTTCATAGTCGTTATAAGATTCCTGAGCGATCTTCCTTAGTTCAGGGTAAGTCACCCTATCGTACCACATATCCAACACTATAGCATTAACTTGGCCATTTTTTCTAAAGACACCCCAAGTTGTCCTGGCAGAATAGGATGTTTTTTCTTTTGTACTGAATGCAGTGTCCCAAGATTGCAACACATATTCAATGTCGGGCAAATCTGATTTTTCCCAAGGAACCCACCACTCTGCCTTTAATATGCCACCACCTTTGGGCATTGGCCTTTGTTGCAACTGACCTGCTGAGGCATATGTCCCAAGGCTTTTTTCCAAGCCCTCAAGAGTTTTGGGATCAATCCTCTCTGGCCACAACAAGTCTCCCTCTTTGGTTCTTGGGTCTGTGAAACCAAGGGAGGATCTTGTCGGAGTTGGATGTCCGATCTCATATTTAGCAGGTAAACATAAATGATCCCATTCATTGTATTGATTCGCCAGTATATGCCCAGTTAAATCCTTTTCATGCACTCTTTGCATAATTATAATAAATGCACCAGTCTTTGGGTCATTAAGTCTGGTTTGCATTGCCTGATCCCACCAGTCAAGAACACTTTCCCGAACTGTAGCCGATTCGCTTTCCCTGACATTGTGTGGGTCATCAATAACAATAATATCTCCACCTTCACCAGTCAATGCTCCATCGACAGAAGTAGCAATCCTAGCTCCAGTTTTATCGTTTTCAAATCTTTGCTTTTGATTTTGGTCAGATGTTAATTGGAATGTATCTCCAAAATGAGATTTGTACCACCGACTATCCAACAACCTACGGCACTTAACACTATCCCGAATTGACAGAGAACTAGCATAAGAGGCGTACAGGAACTTCTTTTCTGGCTGCCTTGCCCAAGTCCAGGCAGGAAGGACTACGGCTACAGAGATCGATTTCATGTGTCTTGGAGGCACATTTATGATCAACCTTTTAATGTCACCTTCAGCAACAGCTTGCAGGTGCTCTGATATAGCGTCAATATGCCAATTGTTTTGAAACTCTACCCCAGGCTCAATGGAACTCCAACTAGCCTTCGTAAACTCCCTCAATGACCTTCGGTACTTCTCTGCTCTCACTTGTTCCAGTGTCAGATTGGACAAGTATTCTTTCAAGCTTGCTGAGTGATTCATTATCTATCCCAGTTAAATCTATGACATGTCTTTGTTCAACAGTGGTGGTGGTTTCCTGCTTATCAACCCATCCAGCTCTGTTCTTTAACCAGAAGATCATAGCCGTATTGTCTTTGTCTACAGTGGCTTTTTCATACAAGGCATTGGTTACATCGACAATCCCTGAAGCCCGACCTCTTTTTAATGCGTCATAAAAGTCAGGATTTTCTGCTTGTCTTTCGTATATTGTCGCATCAGAAACGCCAAACACTGCTGCTATTTGATCGACAGTTAATCCCTTAGAAGCAAGGTGTTCAGCCTTTGCACAGATAGCTTCTGTTATTTCAAATTTAGGTCTACCGATTTTTCTTTTCATTTTTCACCTTTCTTTCAGTGGTTAACTGTATGTTATATATAACTTATGATCTTAAAAAAAGAAACCCCACAAAAGTGGGGCTAAGTTATTGGGGCATTTGTTAAGGAGGGAAATCATTTGATGCCCAGTATTTGGAGAGGCGTGATACATGAGTTATAAGGAGTCCATAAATTCTGGTCCCATGTGTCACAACCAAGTACCAAGTTAACGAGAAGAAAAGTTAAAAGCAAACAAAAAATTGTTATTATTGTGGTGACGGCAGTAGCTTTGAGAAAAATTTTAATCATTTTCTGATCTTATTTTATCTAATTCTTTTTTGGTATAGGTTTTATTTTTTCCAAACTGAAATGATTCACAAGTAAAAAATTGATCTTTTCTAATGTGCTCAGAGTAGTATCTATCTCTATATCTGTCACCAATTTCTTGATTACATCTTTTGACCAGATCTTTTAGATCTTTACTATTTATTTCACCCAAGTCTTCATCACTTATCCAAGTTTTCATTTTTTGACTCCCAATGTTTGAGTAATTCTAAAATATCTTCCATATAGGGGTGAGGATGTTTTTTTAGAATTGTAATAATTTCTACTAAGGTTTCTGTTTCTTTAGAAGTCAAGCCTCTACCTAATTGCATATTTGACATTTTATTCTACCCTCCATAATCTCCATAGGTTTGCATGGCCCATCCAATCTCCAGCAAATCTTTTAGTTAATTTAATCTTATAAACTTTTTTCAAATACTTTTGAATTTCATTAGCTTTTGTTTCAGAGTTAATTACAAAGCTATCCCCAATTTCCATATTCTCGACAAAATCATAAATACCTTCCTTGAATTTAGCTTTTGGCATCGGAATGTTTTTTTCAATTTTGTAATAAGTCTCCATTATTCTACCCTCCATAATCTCCATTCAGAATTACCCATAGATCTCTGAGCTAATTTAATCTTATAAGTTCGATTGCAATACCCTTGGATTGCATTGGCATTTGAACGAGATCCGACTACAAAGCTATCCCCAACTTCCATGTTATTCACAAAATCATACTTACTTTTTGCTGTTTTAGCTTTTGGCATCGGCACGTTCTTATCAATTTTGTAATAGATATCCATTATATTTTTCCTTTCTTAAATTTTTTCCTAAGATTTTTATTTTCCAATAAGTAGTAGTACACAGTATCCAAGGCTCGTGACACTGAAGGTGGAAAATCATCATCGTTGTCCATACTTAATAAGGTGGCCACAGTTAAAGAATTAATTGCATCAGAGTGATTTGCTCCATGTGTCCACTCTGAAATTGGTGTATCTGATAGTTCATATTTCTCCGCCATTTTCTTTCCTTTCTTATTCATCAAGTGTTAGGCATAGCCCTAAGATAACAAACACAAGGGCTATGAACAGTATGGTGTAAAATGCTAATTCCAAAATTCATCCCAGAACATTTTTAATTCTTTTAAATCAGCAACACAATTAAATGAATTATGTCTAGTCAT